AGCTCGGCAAGCCCCTGCGCATCCATATCCTTTATGGAACTGCCCTTATACACTTCAAGCAGCGTTGTCATCATCGGCATAAGATCCGGGTCGAGATCTGCCAGGAACTGCTGATACTGAGGGTCATTTCCCTGCTGCATTTTGCGCAATTCTCCCTGCAGCTCCGACATTGATTTGCGCCACTCAAACGCATCTTTTGACTGACTGTTGCCGTAGACATCAAGAGATACCAGGAACTCTCCGAGAGCCGAACGCAGAGCTTCCGGCACATGCTGAGTCTTGTTCGGATTCTGCAGGAACCTGTTAAGAGTCTTTGCACTTCTCTCGATACTCCGTTTACTCTTTGCAATAGCATCTTTACGCAGCCATTCGCGGCGATCCTCGAATGTGCGTTGTTCATAGAGCGCCTTTTGCTTTATGAGCTCCTCCGAAAGCTTATGACGCTTAGCGGCTTCCTGCTCTTTGATTTTTTCAATGCGTTTGTCGTATCTGTCGCGGTATTCTTTCTCGATCTTTTGCCGCAGCGTCTTGAGCTCCGGAATGTCGTAATACTCTTCATACAGGCGCATTGCAAGGTCATAGCTCGCCGTGTCTATATCCATGTCGAAAGAACCGTCGTAGAACGGATTTTCATAGAACGGTTTTATGGTTTCGAGTGCATTTACGAGCGTCTGCACCTGCTCAAGCTCGTGCGTATCCGGTTCAAAGAACTCCGGCCAAAGTTCGGACATCTCGCCCCAAAGAGAATCAAGCGTACTGCCTTCCTCGGAAAGCCTTATCTTTCCGAAGTTCTTCCTTCTGAACTTATCATAGCTCCCGTAATAGTAGGCAATCTCTTTTTTCTGCTGCTCGCTGAGTTTTATTTTCGTGCCCTTGGCATATTCACTCAGCGCACTGTACTGTTCGGACATATCGGTGTTCAGCACTGCGCTCTCTTCAAGCACCGCCTTGGCAACCTCCGCAGTCCTCGCGATAACTTCATCATAAGTTATGCCGTCGTCCATATTGGCAAGTGCTTCAAAGATATTTTTGAGGTTTTGCGTCAGCGTTTCGGCATTATACTTACTGCTGTATTCCTTGAGCACTTTTTTTGAAAGTCTGCGTATTGCCCGCTCATCAAGCTCTTTTCTGTTTATTCCGAGGCGCCACTCGAGTTCTCGCTTGTATTCGCGCAGAGCTTTGTTCTCCTGCATGAGCTTCTTGTTCTGCTCCTCTATTGCAGAAGTGCTTTTGAGAGAATAACGAATATCAGGATTTCTTCTGTCAAAAAGACCGACATTGTCTGTTGCAGATTTAAGCTGAGTATTTTTGAAGAAGATATAGCTCTTGACATTTTCGCCTTTTCGTCTGCCGTCAAAATCGAGAATTATTCCGTCATAGCCGCTGTCTTTTTCTATGAAATAACCGTTCAGCAGCTCCCTCAGCTCTCCTCGTATAGTGTCGGTAGTATCTTTCCATTGTTCAAGAATATCGTCGAGCTTATCCTCATTTTCAAGGATTTTTTTAGTGACTTCCGCATCATCGGCAACATAAGCTTCATAGTTCTGCTCATAGTATTCGTCGTTGGCCGTTTCTTGGGCATCGTATTTCGACTGGTATTCTTCGTCGAGTTTGTTAAGCTTTTCTGTGAGTCCCTTATACCCGTCTATGTGCTCCGAGTACCATGCTTTCGCTTCTGCACGATCCTTGAAGTGGAGTGGCTTTTTCATGTCACCGTACAATGCCATCTGTTTGTTTCCGCCAACCCCGATATCCGCATCATTGTCCTTTGCAAAAAATCCGTTCGGCGTTTCACTGTCATTGCGTCCGGCAAGCGGATTTGCATTGCTGAACACATTGAACTCAGCCGCAGTTTGATGATAAATTATCCTCGGTGTTCCGTCCTCGTTCACGACCTTGCTTGCAGATTCCGGTTCGTTTTCCCAGTCCCCGAACCACTCCTTAAAAGCTTCACTCTTTGTCTGAGAATCGGATTCATTTGTAGTATCTTTGAGCGAAAACTTTTTTGCATCATTCTGCGCTTTTTCGGATATACTGCTATTGACACTTGGCTCACTTTGTGTTACTCTCGTGTCAGAGGATGCGTGTTGTCTACTGAGTTGCACTTTAAGCGGCTGTTCGGTAAACGCATTCTCATTTTTTAATTCAAACTTTGTTGGTGTGAAATCAACAATATCGTACAGTACCATTTCCTTTCCCGATGTAAAGCCTACAATAACCTTTGCAGAATAATCGTTTTTTCCCACTCTAACGAGCACATCGCCCCTCGCAAACTCGGTAAAATTATCCTTTCTCTGATGCTTTAAATCCTCATTAACGTAATTAGTCGATGCTAATACAATTTCATTAAGATTACTTGATGCCTTGAATTTATCTTTATAAATCACGGCATCTTTTCTTTGGTAGTGTTGAGTGTTTTTTGAATTGGTGTACTCGTTTCTGGTTATCTTGTTCACCTTAATCAGCTTACCCTCAACAGGTATTCCATCAGAAAATTTAGTTCTGATAACATCCTTAACTTTCGCAACCCAGTCAGACTTATCTACACCTTTCAGAATATCATCTGCAATCACAACAACCGACTTATTCTTTGTAGTTTTACCTATGCTGTATTTTTTCTTTTCGTCCGCCATGTCGGTTGTTTTTCCTTGCGATTTGTTCTCCCTCGTCTGCTCCAGCGCAGACTTAAACAGGTCGCTGATGGTTTCAAGTGCCTCCTCATCTCCCTCAAGGGCTCTTATTTCCGGGCTCGTAAGCCCGAGATTTTTAAGAATTTCATTTATGCTCTCGATAAAGCCCTGTATCCAGCTTTGAATCTTCACCGCCAGACTGCGGTTCTCTCCGACAAGCTCCTTTATGGTCTGCTCATCAAACACATCAAACATGCACTCGGCAACGATTTCCGCCTCTATGTCCGCTTTTCCGAAACCTTCGTAAAGCTTCTGCAGCTCTTTTACTCTGCCCTCATAGTCATAGTTTTCGCTTTCTTTGAGCTTGCCTATGACATATTCGCGCAGCTCGCCTGCGGCCGTTGAGTTCCAGTCCTCGATATAATGATACAGTTCATGTCCGGCAGTTCTGAGATATGCGTTTTCCTCCGCGTCGAGCGCGATTTTTATTCTGCCGGTCTTGGGATCGTACTCACCGTTCGCCATTCCGTCTGCAAGCGTATCGCACACTTCAACGACAAAGCCGTATTTTTTTGCAAGAGCCTCAAGAACATATACCGAGCCCGCCTGCTCCGCGTTGAGTTTTTTTGTATAGTTTCTCAGCAGACCTCCGTTCTTTTCTGCCCTCTTTTCCTCTTTTGCGCTGTAATGCTTCGGCGCATTATTTTTTTCATTAACGCCGGCATAATACGCCTGTCTGAGCTGACTTTCTTCAAGCCCTGCGTATTTATTTGCATTCGACTGCAAAACGCTGTCAAAGTCCTGCCCGAGCTGACCGGCGCGGCGGAAGTCGAGAAACGCATTCATATATTCGCTTGCCGAATCGCCCTGCTTATATCCTGAAATAAAAGCCCGTGCCGTGTCGGTGCTGTCAAAGCCCTGTGCGACATTGTACAAAGCTTCGGTCTCGCGGCTGTCAAACCGCACATCGCTCAGTGCAACGCTGCCGCCGTCCTGCGTTTTGACATACATCTGCGCCCGATTTCCGTCCTTTTCGATACGGTCTATGCCGTTGATTGTTACGCTCTGTCCGTCAATCGTTGCCGGAACAGTGTTGACATAACTTTTCTTCTGTGATATATTGTTATCGGAAGGGGCGAGCGCATGAGGCGTCTTGGACGTAGACTGCAGGTCTTCGGACATGTTCAGTACTTGCGAGACCCCTTCTGCTTTTGTTTTATATACACTTACAACATGTAAAGTTTTTGCTTTTGAGTCAGGCACAGCTTCGACGACATAATAATTTCCGTTTACTCGTTTACTGTAAACAACTGACTTTGACAGTTTATTATCAGAATCTCTATAACGGCCATTGTCGTCTTTTGCCGATTCAATATTGTCATAATTTTCGAGAACATATTCTATTCTCGCCAGATCGTTAACATCAGACATTGAGTGGTCTGCTGCTCCATTCTCCCCGTGGCGGTTTTCTACATGGATAACCGTGTTTCCGTCCATATCGCGCTTATACTCACTGGTATCTATACCGGTGAGTTTTTTTATATCTTGCACCTCGCGCTCATTTACAGAGCTAAGTTCTATTTTAATCTTACCTGCAACATTTTTATCTTTAAGGTTGCGAACTCGCTCTACAAAGTCAACGATCTTCGGATTTACCGCCTTTTTATATTCCTGCTTTATTGTCTCTATGTCCTTCTTTAACGACAGCTGAGAGTCTTCCGCGGCATCTGATGTGCCGTTTTTTATTTCAGCAGCCACGTTCTGAGCGTTCTCAGAGCCCCGGAAAAGCCGTTTTTCTGCGCGGGTAAGTTTATCACCCTCAGCCTGTTTCTGCACCACAGCGGACAATCTGACTGCGTCCTGCGTGTTCTCACCGAGGCTTTCAAGCCGCTGTGCAATCTGCGTCTGCTCTCCGCCTGCAAAACCTGCAACCGTCTTTCCCGTGATGTTCGTACTCTGTTTTCTGTGGTTGAGATATCCAAGCCCGGAACCCACTACACCAAAGCCGGCGCCCATAAGTGCTCCGCCCGCTCCCGCTTCGACGACTTGCAGTGCAAGATCTCCGGCAACCTTTTTCTTTGCTTCAGCCTCGCTCAATCCCTGCTTCTCATATGCAGCTATCATGAGCTTATAATTGGAAATATCGCCGTTTGCTATGGTATCATAGGCTATGTTTGCTATTTCCGTCGCGGCTTCTTCCGAAAAGTTTACCCCGGTTGATTTAAGTATGTTCATCGCGACATCGCGCATACTTCTCGGGTCAACCTCTTTGAGCTTGTTGAAATTACCTATCGAGACTTTTTCAAAGAGGCCTTCAAATATACCGGAAACAGTTCCGCCGACAACCGCCTGGTCGTCGTTGCCGCCGCGAGCTTTTATATCACGCATTGTTGAGTTCGCAGCAGAAAGACCGAGTATTCCGCCGCCGACAGCTTCGGCAACTTTCCCCGCTGCTTTTATTCCCGCCCCGGTATTCGCAAGTGCTCCGCCGACAAGATTGCCCGCGGCTGCAGATGCAGCCGAATCGAGTGCGGACATTCCTGTTCCGTATAAGAAGTCAAAGGCATCCCAGTCGCCAAGCTTCCAGTCATGCTCATTCATAACCGCTCCGCGTGCCGTATCGCTTAACTGACTTGCTATTCCGGCGTCTCTGTTATAGTCTACAGGCGCATAACTGCCGGTAAGCTTTCTTCCGACCTGCTGAGCGGCAGCGTCAAGATATCCCGCTCCACTGCTTGTTAAATTCACCGGCACACTCAGTGCGCTGGCAATCACCTGATGGTCTGCACTGAAGTCACGAACCGCATCTTGTACCTGCTCATTCTTGCGGCGGTTATACTCATACGCAAAATAATTCTCGAGCTCATCGGGATTCATTCCCTTTGCACGAACCTTATCCTCTATTTCCTTGAGTCTCTGATTATATTCATAGACATTCTTGTTGTTTCCGCTCGTGCCGACTGACTCTTCGAGCTTTATTCTGTCCTTGAGCTCGGGGATAGACTGTATTTCCTTGAGCGTTGCCTCGTCAAACTGGCTGAGTTTTTCGGATATATCCCTGTTGTATATCTCCGACTCCAATGCAGCGGACTCACTCTTCAGATTATTGAGCTTGTTTTTTGCCGCCTTGGCTTCTTCAGTGTACTTTTCATAATCCGCTGTATTTCCTTGCATCGTGCTAAGGAACGCCCAAACCCGATTTTTGAATGATTCACTGCGGTTCTTCTTTTTCTCGTTCTTGATATCGTCAAGACGTCCTTTCATATCATCCTCGGTCATGGTGTCCATAACGCCGGAATTACGCGTATCGGAGTAATAGTCGGACTCCTTCTGCAAATTCTGCGAAGTCTGCTGCAGAGCATTCTTGTATTCCTCGTACCGTGCCATGAATGTGTTGTAGCGTTCTTCCCCCAGCTGCTCACGCTGCGAGTCGAGATAGGATTTGATTCTGTCCGCCTTTTCAAGATCATTGTCTACCGCGCTCTTTGTATTTTCGCTGTCGCGTTTCCAATTCGCATATGAACTGTTTTGCAGCCTGCTGTTTGCGCTTCTGGTGGTACGACCGGTTGATTCAAACCAGTCATGCATTTCCTTGTCGCTCGAATCCCACTGATATTTCTCATTTGCGCTTTTGATTCTTTCGTCTATTGACTCAGGAGCCTCGTATTTCGAATTTACACGCTTTATTCTGTCGTCAATTGTTTCCATTTTATCCTCCGCTTATGAAAGTCCGTAATGCTGACTGAGTATATAAATATCCTCGTCGGTCAGGTTCTTGTTCTGGCTCATCTTCGTTTTTATATAATTCTCGTAGCTTCCGTATTGGTTTTTCAGTGCCGGTCTTACACCAAACTCGTACCGAGTCGGCTGTGCACCTATAAACTCACTGGCTGCCTTTGATTTTGTAGCAGTCTGTTTTCCGCTGCTCCCGGTCGAAGAACCGCTTGACCCGCTCCTGCCTGACGAAGACGACGAAGAGGTTGAATAGCTCTGAGCCTTGAGAGAGTCCATATATTTGTCATGCTCAAACTGCTGTTTTTTGAGATTATAATCCCTTGAGTCCTGCTGCTTGCCGTAGTCAAACTGTTTCTGCCAGTTGCTCTGCGCAAGCGCGTCCTGCTGCTTGCCGTAATCAAACTGCTGCTGCCAGTTGTTCTGTGCAAGCGCATCCTGCTCCTTTCCGTAATCGAACTGTTTCTGCCAGTTGTTCTGTGCAAGCGCATCCTGCTCCTTTCCGTAGTCGAACTGCTGCTGCCAGTTATTCTGTGCAAGGGCGTCCTGCTCCTTCTGATAATCAAACTGATTCTGCCAGTTGCGCTGATTGACATAGTCCTGCATATACTGGCGGTTCTGCTCGCTCTGCCAATTCGACTGCTGCTGTGCTGCATCTGCGCGTCCTGTATAATATTCAAGCTCATACTGCCACTGCGCAAGCTGATTGAGGTAACGGTTGTAATCACTTTCCGAGAGATACTGTGACTGGCTCTGTAGATAATTGAGTGTGTTATAGTAGTCGCTCAGCGTGTCCTGATATTTTTTATAGTCTGAATCGTCGAGGTTCTGCAGGACCTGCATATGCTGCAATTTATCGCTCTTGTCGTCACGATATTTGCTATATGCCCGGTCATACAGTGACGGAATGACATTGTTCAAATCGTTGAGGCTTGACTGGTATGCCTGGTTTCCGGCAGTCGAAGCATAAGAACTGCCGTAACCGCCGGTGAGCGCCGCGGCATTCCCCATAGTGTCCTGCATCGCCATCTTGCCCTGCTGAATATACTGATCCTTATACTGCTGATAGAGCGGATCGGCATTGAAATCATACTGAAAATCTTTGGTGTTTTCGTAGTCCTTCAGAAGTCCCTGTATCTGATCTGCATAATTGCTCTGATAGTCCCCGAGCTTTGAGTTGTAATGGTTCTTCAGATCCTCCTGAGCCTGCTTAACTTCGTCGGATTCCTCGTAGTCCTTTGGCTTGTTGAGCAGCGTTTTTATCGTGCCTATACCGTATCCGACCTGCTTCGCGGCGTTTATTCCCTGCTTTGCCATTCCACCGGCGAGCGCCGCCGCATTTCCGCCCTGCGCCACGGCGTATGACAGTTTGTCCTTTGATATGCCCTGCTGCTTTTTCTGCTTTTCAAGGTCTTTTGTCGTGTATGCCATTTGCTTTTACCTCCTCAGATCAGATAATTTATGTTCAGCTTATATGAAGTCAGATTGTATTTATAAGCTTTTGTCTCAAGATTGAAGCACCAATCAAGCACCACTCTTCCATCCGGAAATACCGACCACCGGGCAAGGTTGGTATCGTTCGCCGCACAGATTGTAAATATCCTGCTCTGCGGACGCAGATCCTCCGGCAGCGTGCATATGGTTTTCCCGCCCGCCGTTATCCCCTGCACATCTCCGACGATGTTGACCGAGTTTCCGAGTCTGCGGCCTTTGGGTGTCAGTCCGTTCGCGCCCGGAGTTATTCCGTCCGTAAGCTCTAACTCCTGCCAGCCTGTGTCTTTCAGCGGAAAAGTTTGTTCTCCTGCCTGCAGTCCCTTTCTGAGGAGCAGCAGCATGTTGACGTCCATCGTATTGGCGAGTTCCGCAACCTTGCCGAAAGCTATTCCTTTGCCGCCGCGCAGGAAGTCCATCAGCACGAAGCTCGTCGAAAGCTCATAAACATATTCCGCGGAAGCAAGGCTATCGGTAACTTTGAATTTTATCTTATACGAGACATTCTCGCTGAGACCGTCAAAGAGGATTGTCTGCACATCATTGCTCATCGCCGTCTCATCAGACCAGGCATCCATCGTATCTGTCTTGTAGCTTGCTTTGCAAACCGCTATATTCTTGCCTGACAACGCCGAGAAGCTATAGTTTACCTTTCCGGCCGCATATGTGCCCTTGTCGTTTTCCGTGCCGTCCTGCGTGCATCTGAAGCATGTGACTTCATTTATCATCGGACTGTCATACTTTTCAACCGATATGCTCGCCGTATGGCTGACCGTTCTGCCTCTGCTGTCTGTCGCCGTGACCGTAAAGTTCAGCTCACCCGACAGATAGCAAGTGTAGGTATAAACCCCGCCGGTCTGATTTGACAGAACTGCACCGTTCACGGCAAACCGATAGTTCTTTATCGTTGAGCTGTATGCCCCCTGCGCAGCGGCAGTAATCCTGCATTTTGAATAGTCCTGCACATATATTCCCCATTCGGTCGGAACGCTGCCGTCTATGCGCTCTATTGTCAGTTCCGGCATTGTGGGTTTCACATTGTCCGGAACCGAAAAAGTAACAGTCTTCGTGTTCGTCTCAACGAGCGTCGTCGGGATCAGTCCTAACTTCTTGTATGTTTCAATCTTCAGCGTGCCGGTTCTGCTGCTTCCGCTCGTAATGGCATTAGCCCATTCGAGTGGGAACTCATATGCCGTCATAACTGCATTGTTTGTTGAAAAATACCCGCTCTCGTAGCTGTAATTGCCGCAAGTGAAATACACCTTATGGGTGTATGACTTCCCGTCATTCGCATCCTCGACTTCAATCAGAATATTACCAAGGCCATTTATTTTGCTGACACCTACGGTGATATTCTTCGGATATGTTTTGATTGTTGTTATTGCCATTGTTTATTCCCTCCATATAAAGCTAAGATTGCCATTACTCCTGGGCGTGAACTCCCAGTTGCCTATCCTCAGTCGGTTAAGAACTTCGACATCCGTAACATAAAGGCAGCGGTTGGAGATATAGGCTATCTCCGTGCCGTTCTGTGTGAAGCTTAATTTTTCATTTGTCAGCATAGATTTGAACGGACTGTCCGCCTTGCCGAGCTCCATTCCCTCCGCCGTGAAGCGGAAATATGTTCTTATTAGCTCCTGAAACTCTTCGAGTCTGCCGTCAACCTCTGTTGTATAGAGATAATTCTGGTCGAAATTCAGCTGAATTTCCCTTGAAGTCTGTGTAACATAGGACTCGAGTGTTGCATTAAGCTCTGCAATTGACGCCTTCGCACTCAGTTCCTCGCGCACTGTCGTCATTATGTTGTCGTTGTTCTGCTCTATCTCGGTGTGAAATGTTTGATTTATCTCTTCCGCCTGCGCTATGATTTTATCGTTGAGCTCGTTATAATCAATCTTTCTGCCCGCTTCTAATTGCTCAACGGCGTCGCTCGCCAGCTCCGCCATTGACCGCGTCTGCTCCACCGTTTTCAGATAAACCGGCGAAAAATTGTCTCCGTCAAGATTGTTGAGAATATACCGAAGCTGTTCGTTAAGTTGATAGAGATAGCTTTGAGTTTTCTGATCTCCGCCAAGATTCGTCGGCAGATTCAGATTTAGCGTCGGCATCAGATTTCACTCCCTTGTTCTGTTACCTTTGCGATGCTGTACAAGATGAACTTGCCCCTGCCCCGCATTCGGATTCTCATGTGGTCGCAGCGCCTGACTATAATCGGAATAGTGATTGTGCGATTGTTTACAGCATCGATGTGCAGCACTTCCTCGTAATCGCCCATAGAGTCATACTGGATCTGCACCCGGAACTGCGCCCCGCGTTCGACGCTCAGGCGAAACTGCAGCTTTGAAATATATTTATTATCGGGGCTTGTCACCCCAATAGGTCCGCTTTCAGCCATCCATTCAACCGGCTTTTCGTCATACGTCTGATCTGTTACGCTGTATCGCGTCGTGCCGTGCATCGTCCACAAGCTGTTTCCAACCGTGAAATACAATTCCCCGTCCAGCGGCGCGAAAGCATCGATTTTCAGCCCGCTCTCCCTATGCCATATTTTTGTGCGCTCATCGTATGTGAACAGGCTGTATTTGCCGTTCTCGTCCGACATCGACACATAATATTTGTTGTCGATTGCTCCCGCTACGGCATTTCTATATGCGTTTGCACCGAACGCCTCGGAAACATTGACCGGGGTTCCGCCGTCATAGGCGCATATACCGTTGCGGCTCTTGTAGTATAGTGTTTCGTTGCACAGTGCGAGGCTTCGCTCACTGCCGTTTTGGACGCCCCTTATAGATTCGTTCGTAACCTGAAAATTTGAGGGCTTCGAGCCGTAGACCTTGTGGACGCAGTCTTCCTTGAAAAACAAGATATATCCCCGCATCGTAAACGCGCCAGTAAACTTACCGTGCGTTCCGACTGTCACGGCGTAACTGTCGCTCGCCAATCCGAGAAAACAATTCCAGTTAAATGGATCGCCTATTTTGCAGCAATATATCTCATGCTTATCGGAAGAACATCCCCAGATGCGGTTTTCGCTTTCGGTCACGAAGTCCATATCCGGCACGGTTCTTTTTACCGTCACCGCTTCCTGCTGACTCGATACTTCATCTATGAAGCCGGTCACGACTATGTAATCCTTGCTGACCGCATAGAGTATCATGTTTGTGTTGAACTGTTCGTCCTTGCAGCCGCTTATAGTCACTCCGTCATATTCCGAGAATCCTTCGCCTATTCCGGCCGAAGAGATTTTGACGAATGTCGTCGCCACCGCATTCCACATCTTTGTTGCAGCGGCATATATCTTGAGCGTATGCGGCTTTGATGAGGTATCGAGCCAGCTGTCGCCGTTTGCCGGCTCTTCCGGCGCCGCAGCCGAAACCGTCGGATTATAATCCTCTCCGGTAACTCGCGTCAGCGCAAATGACACCGCTGCGGTTGTCGTGAAGGTTTTTTCAAGGCTGCCTACGCCCTCGCTCACTTTCTCGGTGTTTATATACTTTTTATCCGGCCAGATAAGGACATATGCGCCCATGCTCAGCATTTGTTTGCGGCTTTTCTCGACATCGCCGCTGACCTGATCGCCGTTGTAGAACACTTTGCCATTGTCCACCCAACACAGACCGTTGTTCACGCAAAAGCCGTCAAGGCGTGTGAAATCGCGAATTTTTTTCCGCTGCTCTCTCGGCGTCAGGGCAGGATAGCTGTCTGACGAAAGATTCTCTTCGTCGTAAAATTCATTGTCACTTATAACAAGGTCATGGTGATATCCTCCGAACGCGCTCATCATTTCCCTGTTTTTACTGACCGTGTTAAGAATAGGCAGTCTCATCGGTTCACCTCGCAAATATTCCGCCCGCCGGAGCCGCGTGCGTTCTGCTGTAATATCCCCAGTAGCCCTCGTATGCCTCGTTGAAAGCCATTGCCGAATTGTTGTACCGGTCGTATTCGGCGTTGAAAAAGTCAATTTTTGACATCAGCCAAAGAACATATAGGTTGCTGTAAGGCTCCGGCACAAGCAGTTCTGTGTTCGTGTCTGTGTCTTCATTATAGCCTTCAAACACCGTTGATTTCTCCCCGCTCTTCGCGTCTATCAGCTCTTTTACTATCTTCCCGTCAAGCTCGGAAAGCCACATTATTTTCTGTTCGTCCGAATACTGATTGGGCTTGAGCTCATCGGTCTGTCTTATTGCTTCGCATATTTTCATATAAACCTCCTGAAAGTAAAAGAGGGCGCAAAATGCGCCCTCCCGGTGTGTCCTTATCTCTCTTTGATATACTGCTCTACCAGCTTCTCAAGGCGCTGCTCCGCCAGCTGCTTCTGTCTGTCGGAATTGCGTATAACCTCTGCGACGCAGGCGGGCACTTCGACTTCTACGCCACGCTGGATCTGAAAATTCCTGCCGTTGACCGAAACAAACAGATCATCTTTATAAGTGCTGTCGTCCTTAAAGAGAAAGATTTTCTCCGTGGGTTCTTTCTGCTCCTCGGGCGCAGCAGCCTCTTCGGTGGTTGTGGTCTCTTCGGGGGTTGCGTTCTCCTCGGGTACAGCCGTCTCTTCGGGGGTTGCGTTCTCCTCGGGTGTTGCAGTTTTTGTTCTTGCCATAAATATCTCCTTTCGGGCTCAGAGAGCAAAATGCCCTCTGAGCTTTTATCAGTTAGCTTTCGCAGTGGCCGAATACGCGGAGCAGGACTCGATACGCACCATGTACTCCTCAACCAGGCGCTTTGCGACCTCGGTCGCTTTCCAGCCGCAGGACGAACGCTGATTGAGCGGATCGTCGCCATAGCCGAGCTGCTTGACGATATGCTGCAGACCGCCGCCCTCGATCTCCGTCAGACCGTAAGCGTGAGCGCCGAGGATAAGCGTGGCGAAAACCGCCAGACCGGACGGGCAGCCGGTGCCGGTCCATATCTTTGCCTCCGTGGACTTGACGAATCTGACATTGCCGATCTTGCCGATTTCCCCGTTGTAGATATCGTCGGGCTTAGCGTACTTATGTACGTCAATCCACTCCTCGCAGCGCATAAGGTCATATGCTGCATACGGATGGATAATACCCACGAACGAATCCCCGATCGGGTCTGCATTCATGCTCTCCAGCTGAGCCGCCGCACGGTATATGAGGTCAACATTGATCTTTGCCGTCGCGTCGAGTCCCGCTCTGCTCGTTACTGCTGTTTCTGCGCCGCTTGCAACCTTGGGCGCGTAAATAACGTTTGTGCCGCCGGCAAGCTCTTCTCTTATGACGGTATCGAGAGTGCGTCCTGCCTGCGAGCCGAGAAGCTTCGTTGCCTGCAGAACATTGTTGTCGATAGCCGTCATGTCGAGCATATCCGAAAGCTGTATCCAGCCGCCGTACTGTTTGACAGTAGCGGTGATTGTGCTCACATTAAGCGCCTGTCCATCGGGCGTGACGCCTTCCGTCAGTGCCGTGGTTGCTTTTGCAAGCGGCGAATACTTACGCATTTCGATAGTCTTGCTGGAGCCTTTGGGAATAGGATACTTGTCTCCGAACTGGTTGTGTACGAGCTTAGGCTCTGCGTTGTCAAGCAGCCTCTTCTCGTAGTAGGTTTTCATCTCGGCGGACAGATTGTTACCGCTTGCCGCCGAAGTAGTTGCGTTTACGACCGTAGCAAAAAGCTGCAGGTCGAATATGACATAATTGTTCATTTTCTTTATCTCCTTTTCTTAGTGCAAGGAGATCAGAAAGTAATTCTTTCTCCCCTTGCCACTCTGCGTTCGATTTCTTCTCGCTGAGCCTTTGTCAGTTTGTTAACATCCGTCTGGGAATTAACTGCACCTTGTGAAGTTACACCGTTTTCAACCGGTCTTTTGCTGTTTGCCGCAACAGAATCGGCGACTCGCTTTGCCGCCGTCTGCGCCGCATACTGCATCGCGCCTCCGAGAATCTCGTCTCGGTGAATGACTTCATAGGCCGTTCTGACATCGACATTGTTTCTGAGCAAACTGAAGAACTGAGGATCTTCTATCTCCGTGTCGAGATTGAAATTCGGATAGATTTCTTTGAGACTTTCCGCCTGGTTCTTCCAATTGGTGATGTCTCGGTTTATTCTGTCCTGCTCATCACGACGAGACTCGTTCCGTCTGAGCTGAAGAACCTCGCGTTCAAGCTTCTTCATCTCCTTGAGCTGTTCAACGGTTATGCCCTTTTCCATAGCCTCTTCTCTGTATGATTCATCATCATTTTCCAAAGCCTTGACTATGCCGTCAATGTCGTTCGCTTTTATCCCGTACTTCTGCGCGAGAATCTCAAAGACCGGCGTACTCTTCTGCAGCTGCTCCTGAAGTGTGCGTGTTTCCTTGAATCTGCCGTTGATAATGTTCTGCACTCGGCGGCTGAACGCGTCCTTGTAATCGCCTTTTATCAGCTTTTCAAACTCCACGTCCTGATTTTCGACCGTCGATGCCGTAACATTGATCTCGCTTTCCGGCTGTGCAGCGGCGTCCTGCGTTTCAATCGCCCGTGTCTGCTCCCCGGCGTCGGAAGCCGTGGCGGCCGTTGCCGCCGATACGCCCGCTCCGTCTCCTCCGCCCTCGCCGAACAGCGTGAGCGAAAAAGCCTTTGTTGTGTCTGTGAACATAAAAATTAACCTCCATCGTCTTTCCGAAGTGTCTTTGTGATTATATTATAGCGGTTTAATTTTCGATTTTCTCCCCGCCTTCAACTGTAACAATTACATTTTTCGGATAGTTGTCTGCGATAAGCTTTGCGCCCGTGCAGAAAAAATTATAAATTCCTTTTGCCTTTGCTTTGGTATGTTTGTATGCCTTAATCGCCAGCAAAAGCTTTCCGGCGCTTTTCTCCGAGGTAAAGAGTTCGAGGTCTCCCGCAGATTCCATCTCCGCGAACATCATTGCGGCGGTCTGGCCGAGTGTCGAAATGCCGGCACAGACTATGTCCTGCCCGCTCGGCGCATATCCCGAATGTCCCGAAATGCTTATTTTCATTTCTCTGCCCGCTCGGCGAACTTTTATTGTTGTCATAACATTACCTCGGTTCCGCAGCCGAAGCCGCTTTTTCTCTCGCATTCTCGGCCGTTGCGTGTTCGTCTGCGCGCGTCTCGCCAAGCGAGTTGCTCTTGAGCTCGCCGTCTCCGGAGCCTACGCTCGCCACCGGAACTCCACCCGAAAAAGATGCCGCCATCTGACTGCCTATCGTTGTTCCGTTTTGTGCGTCAACTATCTGCGCCATCTGCATGAGCTGCTGCTGCATGGTCTTGAGCTGTTCATACAGCGTACCGTTCTGCGATATTTTCCGCACGACGGAGTCCTTGCCCTCGAAGTCCATCATGTCGATGCAGGCGAGCGCCTGATCCGTCATTTCCGGATTGAAGAATCCGCTGTTATAGAACTGCAGTGCCAACTCGTTGTGAGAAAGCCTTGAAAAAGGATTGTTTCGTTGCGCCCTGACCTTGATATCGAAAATCGGCATTCGTCCGCTCATATCAATGCCGAACTCTGTGCGCTCGCCCTCGGGCTGTATGGCGCGGTTGTCGTAGCTAACAAATTCCTGCTCTCCGCTTTTTCCCGTTATGCGGAAACTGCGCGGCGCGTCGTAAAATTGCCTGATAAGCTCGATGCACAGATAGAGCACTTCCTCATAGCTGTCATATGAGGTCTGAATCATATCTCTCGACAGCTTGCTTCCGGCCTCCTGCAGCGCCGCTATCGCCGAAGCGGCGGTAACTCCGCTCGTGGTGCTTCCCTGTGAAAAATCACGGTTTCCGCTCGTTTCCTTGAGTTCGTCTATTTTGTTCGTGCGCAGCGCCACATAAATATCATTGAGCGGCGTCATAGTGATTTCTTTTATGCTGTCCTCCCCGAGTCTGCCGTCCACATGCACAAAAGGATTCGAGACGTCAAGAAATTCTTTCTCGTTGATTTTCCCGCTCGCAGCATTGATGAAGAAACGGCGGCGAGAGGCGGCAACGGCCGACTGCATAAACGCCTGGTCATATTTGTCTATCTGCATCTGCGGGTCTTTCATAATGTCCAAATATCCAAAGCCCACAAGCGAGCCTTCCTCCGGGAAGAGTGTATCAAACACGAACGGATATTTGCCGTGATTATAAAACCCGCTCTCGGCATACTGAGGATCGTTTTCTGACGCGAAGAGCACTTCGCCGTTGCAGAATTTGCAATAGTGCAGCACTGTTCTGCTGCCAACCAGTCTCTTATAGTACCAGTCAACCACAACGCTCTTATCCGATGTGTCTATGTTGTCGTCATAGATATACCGGCTTGTTTCTATCGTCTTGCCGCCGAGCTTGCCTTTCAGCTGCGGATATTCCTGCGAGAGCACATCGTTGTCGCGCAGGCACACATGGAAGATGTTGCGGCTGTCCTGTATGTTCTCTATGCCGGGCTCCCAGAAGAGATTCAGCAGGTCGATTTTCTTGATCTCGATGTCTCCCAAGCCGTTGTACTTCTGCGGATTCCAGAACACGCCCTCGCAGGCTGAACCTTGCTTGAGCTTGTACCACCATTTAGCGGAGTACGTCTTTTTGTAACCGTTTTGCTCGATGATAACGGGCAGAATTTCCGAGAGCTGTTCTGCAGAAGCATTGTCGCTCTGCTCTCTCGGCAGCACGGAAGCCGACGGATAGTTGTCCATAGCGTCCGCGTGCTTATTTGCCAGTGAGTTAAACAGCCAAGCCGAAGTGGGCTCGGGCTCTTTGTTTGCGCCTTTCGCCTGGTTTTTTCTGATAGTCTCCCAGTGCCGCAGCTTCCACCACTGCTCGTTCTCGATTATCCTGTTCTCGAGATTCGCCTTGCCGTCTTTGTATTTTCGCAAGGTTTCCTCTGCCAGGGCGATTGACTCCTCTGTGATTGGACCCTGCTCTGACCCGCTCTCGGGTTCATATTTCACAATATCAGTGTCATTCACTGTTTCTGCCTTTCTATCCTCTTGCACAGGATTTCCAAGCTCTTGCCGCAATGCCTCCGTTCGTGCAGCAATATCCCGCTCCGGGTTTCTTGAGGTCTGCTCCTGCTGCTGTTGGTCGCGCATTTCCGCCCTGCGGCGCTTGATATCTTCTATCGGGTTTCTGCTGTTTGCCATTGTTTTGCCTCCTATAGTCTGTAAAAGCTGTATTTGTCCGGCTTTTCTCTGAGTTCCAGCGGATCATCCGGCACTTTTGCCGGGGCTTTGCGGGGCTCCGGACTTATCGGGTTCTCCATCAGCACATATCGGCACTCGTCATAGATGTGATCCTCCTGCGATGTGTCGATATCCTCAACATATTTCTCGTCATAGACGATATCGGGAATAGTGCGGATAAAGTGCCGGCATGTCGAAAACACTTGAAATTTCGGGTTGCCCTCCGAATCGAACGCCAGGCGGTAATGATACTGCATCTTTCCGGCGATTCTCGTGTTGTCGCCGGGGGAGAATACTATGAAGTTCGGGGATTTTTCCATCATTCGCGCTACGCTCTCGCCGCGGCTCTCGTCGAAAATTGACGGGTCTGCTATGCCGATAATGTTCTTTCCCTTGAGGTTGATATCCTCCTGCTCGACGCGCCGAATCTCTGCCGCAATCGTGACCGGGTCTTGCCGCACTCCCTCGTTCGGCGTGCCCGTACATCCGTACAGTTCAGCAATGCGGTATATTTTGCCGTGCGTGTCCACCGCATACCAGCCTACGGAATATGGCTTCGTGTAGCCGAAGTCAAAGCCTCTGTAAATCTGCCAGTATTCCGGGATTTTGAACGGCTCCACGACATGCGTCCACCGTTGGTCTTTATAATGCTCGGGATCGTTGCGCCACTCCGTGAACACCTGCCCCGAAAAGCTGTCCCAGTCGCCGTATAGCAGTGCTTTTCTCTCCGCCTCCGGCATAGCGGCGAGCTTCATGATGTATTCAGGGTCGTTGTGTAAAAGCTCCTGATTGTCAAAAACCGTCGCCGGAACAAATATCCGCTTCCTGCTGCCCTCTATAATTTTCCCTTCCGGCGTCACCACATTGAACTTTTCCGTTATCGGCGTCATTGGCGGCGCTGCAGTGACGAACCGGGACTTTACCCAGCCGTGTCCTATACCACCGGGGTTGGTCGTCGCCCGCATATAAACCCTCGTACCGGGTCCTCCCGGGCGGTTTCGCGAGAACATATAGCTGTATTCGTCCCATGTGAAGTGTGTTAACTCGTCAAATGCAATGAAATCATAGTGTTTGCCCTGGTATTTCAACCTGTCCTTCGTGTATTGCATCGAGCCGAAATAGATCATAGACCCGCTCGGGAAGCTCCATCGGTGTTTGCTCTCGTTGTATTTTGCGCCGCGTATCGCCCGCGGATAGAGCATTTCAGATCGCTCTACAAGCTCGGACAGCTGCGGATATGTTTTTCGCAGTATCAGTCCGCGGTAATACGGGATATGCACCTGCCGCAGGGCTTCTATCAACAGTGCGTCACTCTTCCCTCCGCCCGCCGCTCCGCCGTACAACACCTCATACTCCGGTCGCTCCATAAACTTCTTCTGTTTCTCCTGCGGTTCCCAGATTTTCATTCTTCTGCAGCCTCCTCAAGCACTGCCGGTATCTCGATAATGCCGTATTCTTCATCATCCGTCGGTATACCTGCGGCCGCCTTTGCTTTTTCGATTTCAACCCGCTCCCGAGCGTTCTTCATATTCGCACGCTCGACGGTGTTCGGCTTGCCGTAAACATCGCGCAGTATCTCCATCAGATCCTTCATTGCTGCGGTCATTTGCCGCAAATATTTCGTGTCGAGTTTTTGCAGGCAATATTCCTCGACTTCTGCCTCGTCTTCATCGTCTTCGCTCGGCACAATTTTGACGATAGTCTGCCTGACTGTCGCCGTATCGTTCAAAGAATCATCTATAAGGCGCACCAATTTGTCCGCACAGGCGCCGATTTTCGCCAGCTCACAGGCTTTTTTTCGGCTTATTTTCTCCATTGTTTTCTTTTCAACTTTTTTTCTGAATTTTTTCCGAAGCCCGCTCCACCCCTCCGAAGCGCACCTTTTTCCAAGCGACGAGACCGATACCCCGTACTTTTCCGCGAGCTCGCGCTGGCTTATATTCGTCGATATGTATTCCTGCTTGATGGCATCCCAGTCCACGCTCGGAAGCCTCCTTTCTTCTTACAATTTTATCAATTTGCATTCCGTTTTTCTCCCCGCCATATTAGCCCATGATGAATAGAAATAAGCCGGGCAGGGAATTTTCCTCTGCCCGGTAATTTTATGCATTTTCAAAATTATTCGTACTTGCTGTTAAGTATTTTTTTCAATGGGCAATCGCAGCGGTAAAGGTAGCAGTTGTTACGAAGCCACTCCTTCCGCTGTTGCGCATCCTCAAATACGAGGAGAACTTTTCCTTTTTCCGTCAATCCCTCGCAGGTTATTGTCATTTTGCTGTCGGACAGGTAAAACGGACAGACAACAAGCGCACCTGCAGCAGTGTTTGCCATCAGCCCGCTCTCCTTTTTTTGTTTTTCCGTCCGCCGTAAAGAATGTAGTCACTGTCACCCCGGAACATTCTTATTTCCATGTGATAGCAGCTGTCCCACTCGCAGTATGTCGGAATTACCTCAGCCACGACATAGCCGGGATAAAGCTGTTCGAAAAGCTGTCTGTGCTCGCAGTCTGCTACAAGCTCGTCCAACTTCTTGCGGCTGATGTGGCTGTCGTTTCTGCGCGGCTGAGGATCCACAAGATTTTTCGACCTTGTCCAACGCTTATGCATAATAGGGTCTTTGATTATGTATTTTCCCATGTCGGCTATGCCGATTTCGAGGAATTGCAGACGCTTTGTGTTCGCTCTGCCGAGTCCCCACGCCTTTTCTATCTCGTCTCTGTCAACTCCGCCGCTCATTACAATGTGATGATGCACGTTCCCGCTCTTTTCGCCAAATTCTATGACGGATATGTATTTCACTTCGCCCGCTCCCGCTTTTTTATAGAGTCTTTTGACCCTGCGCAGGAAGTTTTGAAAATTCCTCTGCGCTTCTTCCGGCGTTTTGGGTCTTGTATCATCGGAATAGTCGAGACCTATCGCAAGATCGCGATCAGTAAAGTTCGCATGCAGCAGCTGAACGAGCTTACGCTCCGCATACTTTGCGTTCAAAAGTTTCTGCGTCTCGCTCGATTCTCTGTATTTCTTTCCCCTGCCCTTTGCCCTGGCATGCGGCTGTTCCGTCACGGGGTATAAATATATCTCTAAAAAGTCCTTGCAATAGAATTTTGTCTCTCTGATTTTTGCGCGCATCTTTTTCTTTCTCCTCCGTGGTCGGTTTGATAAGACAGCATACAAGCCCTTGAAGCGCCCTTACGGACGCCTCACCTTTTCCCCGGCGTAGGGGTCTGACTTGTTTATTTATTTAAACCTTTATATACACTCGCAATCACTGTGCATTGTTGTATGCAACCTTACTCTTTGCACAGAGTTCTTCGAGTTCGGTAATAAACCTTTCATTTTTCAATAACTCAATTGATGGATAAATCAGAGCAAGCAGATACATTCCAATTTTTACTGCGAAATACTGCTTGTTTTCGGTATCTGTTCTTTCATACAGCTCAAAATCATCTCCATCCGCTATAAAGGGTTCGAGATATTTTCTTTCTATGAAAGACACTCCGCTGGAAGTTCGATATGGTTTATACCTTTTTCCGCATATTGCCACATCTATATCCATTGGTTCTATCAACCGTTCGTCGTCAATAACATCTCTGACATCAATTTTGGCTGGTGGTACAGAAAACATATTACAAACAAGCTTTTCGACTTGTTTATCTGTGATATCATACGCCATCATAAGAGTACCAAGAGAAAATTCTGGACAACCAGTCAAGTAATACACCGCGCTGCCGTCACTCAGCATTTGTGAATCTCCGTCAAAAAGATATACAAACCCGCTTGATTTACACAATTGCACTATCTTTTTAATTTTCATTTTCGCAGCCTCCATATTGAAAATTAGGTTCTTTCGTTCTAAGATTCCATGCGCTGGCGGCAAACTGCGGGCGCACATATCTGTCTGTCGCCAACGCGCACTTCCGGCACTCAACATAAAATGTTTTCTGCCCGTGAAGTTCTGCTACTCCGCCGCAGCAGGGGCAGGCTTTCAGCTCTATACATTTATTTTTCATTGCTTATTCCTCCAAATCTTGCACATAGCACCAGCTTTGCGGCGGCCTTGTTATAATAGCTGGCACAATGCAATCTTCATCATAGATACACGCGCTCGACTCATAGCCTGACCTTTTACATGAATGGCATTTCTTCTTAAAATAAAACTCGTTTAACTCTTTCGGTTTGTCATAAATCACAAGGTTCGATATGTGCCAACCGTACCCTTGATTTCCATTACCTAAATAATCAATAATTTGTCGATCAGTTAAGCAAGTATAAGGAAACTCTTTCAAGGCTATACGGCTGGTTGGGTCTCTGTATGTTATAGACATCGTGAAGATAACATCACACACAAACTCGCCAATAACTTTGCCGTTGCCGTTTACCACACTGCAATACGGCGAGCTTCCGTCCGGCACTTTGCAAAACACGGGCTTTTCAGGTCTCATGTATTCGGGGTAATCTTCCGGTTTAAAAACATACTTGGTTATCATTTTCGGCTTCGTACAATAAATGTAGCACTTAAACGGTGTTTCAATCTTCGGTCTTGTCTTTCTGATCTCTACCGTTTTCTTTCCACTTGCTATAAGCTCACACCATTTCGGTCTGAGCGAAAGCAAAACCGCCATTATATTCCGCCTCCGTTACATGCATACTCTTTAAGCGCAGCCGCAGCCTGCGACATAAGGTATTCGATGCACTCAAAATCTCCGCTCGGGTCATTTAACGGACACTCTGAGCAAGAACCGGGTGCACCCGCTCCGCAGAGTTCCGTCGCCTGGATCAGCTGCTCAAGGGTCATATTCATCGTTGTGTTCATTTGCAGGACCTCCGTCACTCAATCGTCGGTAACTCCGGCAGCGGCATCCAATAAGTCACCTGTGGATCATCCCAATCCGGATAAGCCTCAAGAAGCCAGCCCTCGCCGGCGTAAAATGTTGCAAGTTCATGGGCACTATCCAACTCTAAACGCTCTCGCGGTCTGCCGCTCGCGAT